AACCTCGATAACATCATGGCACATAGCGGGCATCTGGTGTTTTGGCTCTCAGGGGACATCACGATACAAGCTAAAACTTTACAGATGTTTGCCGACCTTGCCCCTCAACTGGCGTTCTGCAACTTCCCACTTGTCTGGGTCAAGAGTGACAATGTTGGAATTGTCCCAGATCCCAAGCGCGAACCCAGACGGATTTACGAGACGGCGCTAATTGCTAGCCGGGAAGACCGCCTTTTGGTCAAGCCCGTCAGTAACGCAATCTCTCACCCAACAAACAAGGAGCATCATCCACACACCAAACCAGAGCCAGTGCTAAAACATTTCTTGTCAATGTTTGTGGACTCTAACACTCGCCTGTTAGACCCGACATGTGGTGGAGGCTCGGCCCTCCGCGTAGCTGAAGCCCTCGGAGCCGAACACGTTCTTGGCCTCGAGATCAACGACGAATACGTTGCGAACGCGAGAAGGGCGCTGCAGCATTTCCGTATTCACCAAAAAGCATCTTCAATTCAAAAGGAGCAAACAAATGAGCAATCCTAAAATCGCAGACAAACTCGATCTTGATCTTCTTGAAAACGCTTACATGAACATCAACGATACCGTCCCTCCACCTCCACCATCTGCAAGGCCAAAGATTGTGACGACACAACAAGCCCCTACCACCAATCCGCAGCTCGAAATCATTGCCGAAGGCATGAAGCGCGCAGAGCAACTCTTTGCCTCAAAGAACTCCGAATACGGCGACAACGGAGACATTCTAGGCAACTTCCGTCGCCTTGCAGAGCAGCAGGGTGTTCCGATGTCAACTGCATGGATGTTCCTTGCCGGAAAGCACATCGACTCAATCCAGCAATACGTCATCGACACAAGAAACAACACATCACGGCACAGAACACAGCCGCTTTCCGAGCGCATCGATGATCTCGTTGTGTATAGCCTTTTGCTGTTGGTCATTGCTGCAGAAGAAGACGACGCTTGGGGAAAGGTTGCAGGGCTCTAATGTCATACTCCCCCACACTTCCATTCGCACATTCTTCTGGCCCCAAGGATGCAAAGATTGCAATTGTGGGGGAGGCATGGGGCGAGCAAGAGGCACTAATCGGCAAGCCCTTCCAAGGTTATTCCGGGCAAGAGCTAACTCGCATGTTGCAAGAGGCAGGGCTCTCTCGCCGTGACTGCTTTCTGACAAATGTTCTCGCCCTTCGCCCACCAAACAACGACCTTGCAGCATTATGTTGCAATAAAACTTCTTGCGGGGAGGGTTATGCCCTCCCCCATCTGGGCAAAATAGGGCAATATCTAAAACCAGAATACCTTCCTGAGTTGGATCGGTTACGCGATGAACTTACCTCCGTGGCTCCAAACCTTATTATCGCTCTTGGTAGCACTGCTTGTTGGGCTTTGCTTTCTACTAATGGGATTGGCGCTTTACGAGGAACAGTTGCAACGTCAACTCTCGTTCCGCATAAGGTCCTCCCAACTTACCATCCCTCCGGGGTCCTAAGAAACTGGGCATGGCGTCCTATCGCTATCGCAGATTTAATCAAAGCAAAGCGCGAAGCGGATTACCCAGACATCAAACGCCCCTCCCGGCGCATACTTGTCAACCCCACAATTGCTGAATGCCATGAGTGGATCGACCGCCATGTGCGCTCCGAATGTGCCTGTGACATCGAGACAAAGTTTGGAATGATCGAGATGGTTGGCTTTAGCGCCAGCCCGACCGACGCCATGGTTGTTCCATTCTGGGACAAGAACAAGGGCGGAAACTACTGGGCTTCGCCACGTATCGAGTCCGACGCAAGAGGTGTGGTCAAGCGTCTTTTAGAAGATCCGTCCATAACAAAAATCTTCCAAAACGGCCTTTATGACTTGCAGTATTTAATCAAAGAGGGTTATAGGCCAAGAGGCTGTCGTGAAGACACAATGCTTTATCACCACGCCCTCTACCCGGAAATGCAGAAAGGTCTAGGTTTTCTAGGCTCGATCTACACGTCAGAACCAGCATGGAAAACCATGCGGGGCAAGAAAATAACGGAGATGAAGAAGGATGATTAAATGCAGAGCCGCAGACATTCCCTTTTCGAAGCGGTCGTAAACACGGCCTCTGGTTTCGTAATTTCCCTTGTAGTTACAGAGTTCTTATTTCCCGTTTTCGACCTCCACCCATCCTTCGCAGCAAACTTTTACATCACCACAATCTTCACGATCATCAGCGTAATCCGAAGTTACATCTGCCGAAGGATTTTCAATCACCTCCATACAAAAGGAGTTCTGTGATGTTTGTTATTGCGACAATGGCCGCTGGGTCATTCATTTATTACATCCTGACAGGTTACGAAGGCGCTTTCGCTGGGTGGCTTGCTCTCCTCTGCATCATTTTAATGTTTGTGTAATCATGCCCATCATCGAAACCTCCATGCTGCAGGAAGGCGTGACCCTTCCAGAAAACGAACAAATCTACAACGGCCTCGACTGTTGTATTACCCACGAAGTGCTTGAGGCCATACGTGGCCTTGGGGAAGCTCCAAAAATCTACAACTTCGCAAGGGCCCTCCAAGCCCCTGTTCTCGACATGATGCAGAGAGGATTTAAGATCGATGGATATGAAAGATCCAAAGGCATCGAAACACTCGAGCGCGAGATCGAGCGCCTTACATGCCTTTTGGACCGTCTTGCAGATGCTGTTTGGGACAAGCCCCTTAAAGCAAACTCGCCAAAGATGCTTCAAGAATTCTTCTTCACCCATATGCGAATTCCAGAAATCTGGACCTCAAAAAAGGGTGAACGAAAACTATCAATGGACCGAGAGGCACTCGAAAAGCTCGACAACTATTATCATGCAAGGCCAATTGTTGCGACTATTCTGGCCATAAGAGACGCCGTTAAACAACTTTCAGTTCTTCGCACCGAGGTCGATCCAGATGGTAGAATGCGCACTTCATACAATGTTGCGGGCACAGAGACGGGGCGCTTTAGCAGTTCAACAAACGCTTTTGGCACTGGCACAAACCTACAAAACATCACCGCATCTCTCCGCACAATGTTCATCGCAGATCCCGGCTGGAAGATTTGCGGGATCGATCTGGAACAAGCTGAAAGCCGTGAGGTTGGATGGCTTTCTGGGATCATTTGCAATGACTGGTCTTACCTTGACGCCTGTTATAGTGGTGATCTCCATACCCTTGTTGCACAGACAGCTTGGCCTTCCCTCGGATGGGGCTCTGATCCGAAACGCAATCGCCAAATCGCTGACACACCGTTCTACCGAAACCTCACCTACCGGGATATGGCAAAAAAGCTCGGCCATGGAAGCAATTACCGAGGCCTTCCCCCGACCATGGCTCGACACGCAAAAATCCCCACCGCCACCGCCGAGCAGTTCCAACGAGCCTATTTCGAGCGATTTGCGGGAATACCAAAGTGGCACCGATGGGTTGCTCAACAACTCCAAACAACCCACAGCATCACCACACCTCTCGGACGCCAAAGAACATTCTTCGGTCGTGCGAACGACGACACGACGCTCAGGGAAGCGATTGCGTTCTCACCGCAGAGCGCGACGGCGGATCGGTTGAACTTAGTCCTCTGGCGCGTCTGGTATCACATGCCAGAGGTGCAGCTCATCGCCCAAGTCCATGACGCTTTATACTTTCAATACCGTGAAAGTGCTGATGAAGTTGAGATCATTCAAAAGGCCCTGTCACTTTTCGACATAGCCTTCGAACACTCCGGGCATAAGTTAGTCGTCCCCGGAGAAGCCAAGGTCGGATGGAATTGGGGAAATTTCGATCCCAAAATCAATCCTGACGGCTTGGCCAAATTCAAAAACAAAAAGGACGAGCGCAAGCGAACGCCTATCCTTTCACAAAGACTTTGATTTTCAGAACTGGGGCCGGTCGTGGATTTTGTAGATCAATTTGTAAAGTTTACTGAAGAACGGCCAAGCCCGGAGATTTTCCGTAAGTGGGCTGCAATCACAACGCTATCAGGTGCGCTCGAAAAGCGCGTCTGGACGATGACAAAAGCAGGTCCACAGTTCGCAAATCTTTACGTGATGCTTGTGGCCCCTCCGGGTGTGGGCAAATCACAGGCGATCAATCCTGCAGAGCAGTTGCTGAAGTCCACAAAGAAATACAACATCGCACCAAACAGCGTGACTGCTGCGAGCTTCATTGATGCACTTGTCAAGGCGCATAGGACTGTGCTTCTCCCTGACAACAAACTTCTACAATACCATCACATCTTTGTGTTCGCTGCAGAACTCGGAGTGTTCTTAAATACTCACGATCTAAACTTTCTTTCCATCATAAACGAATTGTTTGACCACAAAGACTCCTACCGGGAAGAACGCAGGCATTCGCTCAAAGACCCCATCGACATTCCAAAACCCATGACAACTCTCCTTGTAGGATCACAGCCGGGATTTCTTGCTACCCTTTTGCCCGACGCTGCATGGACGATGGGTTGGACCTCACGAATGCTGATGGTCTATTCGTCAACCGCCCCCGATGTTCCGCTCTTTGGTGAATACAAAAACCAAGACAAGATCATGTCGGGACTTGTGAAAAAGCTCGATGAAGTCGCAGACTATTATGGTGAAATGAAATGGGATCAATCCGCGATTGCGGAGATGGAACGCTGGCGTAAAGACAAATGGGCCCCGGTTCCTGACCATCCAAAACTCGCAAACTATCTTCCACGTCGCGGGACGATCTTCATGGTCAAGCTCGCAATGGTCGCCGCAATGTCAAGAGGTGAGACGCTTGCCATTAGGTTGCAGGATGTCGAGAGGGCAAGAGGTTGGTTGTTAGAAATCGAGGCTTTGATGCCGTGCATTTTCCGCGACATGATTATGCGCTCAGACGATCAAGTCATCGAAGAAGTGTTCCAGTATTCTTTCGAGATTTACTTAAAGCACAGGACGCCTTTGGCCTCGGCCCAGATCCTGCGCTTTCTTGCCCAACGCACTCCAGCCGAAAAGGCCGAACGCATTTTGTCTTTGATGGAAAAGTCCGGCATCTTCGAGCGTGTCGCAGGCACAGAGACATACATCCCTCGCGCCCGCAATATGCACGGCCTTGCTTAGACCCACTCTATACTGAGTCTCGAATGGGCCTAATACTTTATGCAATACAAGACTGAATAGTTCTTTGGTCTTGTTTCTGTGCCGCCCGTTGTTGAGTTCGCAACTGTTGTGGTGATGTTGGCAGTGCCTGAGCCGGTTGTTGCGGAATATTGTGAAGGCGTTTGGCCACCTAAACCGCCCGCTGCTGCGCCAGATGCTGATGATGTAGCGGTATAACCATGCGTATGGCCGGAGTCGGTCGATGTTGCAGGATGGTTATGGTTTAAATACGTGTCAGCTTGATACCCGCTATTTCCGATTGTTCCGCCGATGGCTGTAGGATATGTCCCGTTTGTGCCAGTGCCGCGAACAAACATACCGCGAAGATCGGGAACATTAAAAGTTGTTGAACCGTCACCATTTCCCCAAGCCGTTCCGATGTTCGAAAACAAAACTGCATAGGTAGAACGTGAAATAGCAGAACCGTTTGCGGCAAGCCAACCGGCAGGGCAACTTCCCATTGCATAGGACGCAACCTGCCCCGGAGGTGTTGAAACAGCTATGTTGTTGGTGACAAGCTGAAATTGACCTGTCGTGGAATAATACGTCACACCGATGACGTTTCCAGAAACAACTTCACTTCCTGTCAAGATCGCTGTGCCGCCAGCCGTTGGCTTCACGACAGAAATTGGTGAGCCGCCATTGACAGAAAGCGTCAACGCCCCGGAGTTCGTTGCCCCTGCGACAAAGTAAAAGGTTTGGCCGTTGGTGCTGGCAAAGCCCGAAACCGTTACGGTCTGGGCGTTTGCTGTGCCGCCACTTACCGAGCCCCAGCCTAACGTCGAGGTGCTTGCAGCATCGCCTGTTTCTTTTGTCCAGATCGTGTTGCCGTTAAGGTCTTTGAGAACTTGGCAGTAAGTTCCTGACCCAAAGATCGTCGCACGACCAGCGGAGTCCAAAACCACAGGATTTGTGTTTAAAACGGTCTGGCCAGAATTCGACCAAGTATTTTTCAAAACCGTGCAGGCAGGATAGTTTGAGTAAAATGTAACCGTGCCTCCAGCATAAGGCTTACCGTTTCCATCAACGAATTGTTGCTGGCCATTAGGCAAAAGCGTAGCAGAGTGCAGACTTGAACTTGAAAGTAAAAAGGCAAGAAGCCCTGCTGTTGTTCTTTTCATCATTCTTCCCCTGCCAATGGATTAAGTGAAACCGCGCCCCTCACAATATTCCGCGCAGCTCTACGCTTTTCTTTACCAAAAGTCCCGGCAAAAACTTGCTTACGAACTGCGGGACTTTTTAGAAGTTGTTTTGTCGCCAAATCTCGCGCCGCAAAAGTTGTGGCTGCGCCTGCAAGTGCAGTTGGAAGGGCGTATTGGATTAAAGGGCCACCGGCAGCAGCAATGTCAGAAAGGCCCGGAGCAAACACCGATGCGGCAGATCCACCAAATGTCAATGGACGCCAATTTTGTTTAAGGGTTTGCCAGATTTCTCCGGGGCTCATTCCGCCACCTCCACGAGAAAATGGTGTGGCCGCGCCGGAAGGCTCAGTGCCGCGCAAAAATTCTCCTACAGGTGCAAGGTCTTTAAGACGTGAAGTCGAGCCTTTCTTTCCAACAGCATTCGCAATAGCTCTTGGGTCAACAATCCCGCTGGTGGTGGTGTGTGGATCGACATTAATAATGTCGCGGTAGCGTGAACGTAAGCCCGCCCATTCTTTTGCAGCCCTTGGATCGTTTGCTGCAAGAAGATCAAACATTACATTACGAAGTTCACCGCCATAAAACTTCTTGATGGAGTTTGATGCGGCGGAAAGTTGGCGATCAATAATGCCGCCTTTCTGAGTGTATTTCTGAAATACTTTTCCATTTAATTGTCCAGTTGCAAGATCAGTTCCAATGTCGTGAATGATCCCTTGAACAATTTTCCGAATGTTATCATCACGAAGTGTAAAGGAGTCTGTATAAACATTGTAAAGGTCTGTCGCAGCTTTTTGAGTTGCACGAAGCGGGGCCACACCTGCCGCAACTGCACTCATTTTACTTCCAACATCCTGTGCAGCTTTTTCAACTTCCGCAGGGGTAAGGTCTTTTGATCCGATGATCTTCGAAACTTCTTCCGAGAACCTTTTGTTTTGCTGGTCAAGAAGTGATTGCGGCGCAGTTTGTCGAAAGAATTCTGCAGCCTCGCCCTTTGCAAATTGGCCGGGATAGACAGGAATGTTGAATTCCTCAAGCGCCCGTTGTCCGACTTGACGTGGACCAGCCTCCCATTCCGGGGCCAACGCTCCACCAGCCCGTGGCGAAACCATCTTCGAAAGGACAGGGCCAAGCGTTCCGCCGAGAAGCGCGCTTGTTCCAAATTGCTCCATCAACGGGGTTTCTGTATCACCGAGTGATCCACCCATCGCACGACTTGCAGCCTCAAGGCCTGTTTGCGTCACACCTTGAATTGCGCCCTGCGCACTGGCGGACCCAAGCCTTGTAGCCGCCCCGGCGAGTCCTGGCATTTGTTCAGCCACTTGCGGGATCGCTTGACCAGCCTCACCGCCTAAAAATCTCATTGCTTGTGGAACATAAGGTGCGACCGCAGGGGCAACCATCGGGGCAACCCGTTCAGCGACCTGACCTAAAACCTGCCCAGCTCTTGCCAATGGGATCGCGGTTGTGGCAACAGAGCCCAAACCTTCCGCGCCATAGCCAGAAAGTGGATTTTCTAAATTGTAAAGGCGACGTTGTTCTTGGAGTTCCGCGAGACGTTGTTGGTAACGCTCTTGGTTCATGGCATGTCTGCCACCAACAAACGGATTATAACCAGCCTCAAAAGCGGCTTGGATTTGTGGAGCAAAACCTAACGTCGCGCCGGTCGCAAGGGAATGACCAACTCCCCATTCTGGCGCAAGTTCGCCACGGGGAATACGATCCTCTCCGCGAAGCCCTGCGAATTGGTTTAAAGTTGTAAGACGCCCTGCGAAGTTGTGACCAGCGGATGGGTTCTCTGGGGAATATCCTGCCGGACGTTCAAAGTGCATCTGTGCGATAGCAAGGTCACGGGCGTTTTTAGCATTTTGCACAAGGTTGTATTCTGGCCTTGAGCGCAACTCCTGTAAGGCGAAAGCATTTTGTTGTTGCCAAGAAGGATATTCCGCGCCAGCAAACTTCCGCATAGCGTCGAGGCGCTCTAACCGATGGCCATACAGTCCGTAGCCTGTATTCTGGTCGTGATGTGCGGCAGGATTTAACTCACTTTCGGATGCAGCGGCAGAGGTTAGTAAGTGTGCCTCATTAGGAGAGGCCCCAAGGCTCAAAAGGTGCTGGTATTGTTGTGCGGGGCTAAGATGACCTTGCGCTTTCGGACGCCCATATTCCCCTAAATACGAAATATTGACATTGCCAAGAGGTTCGCCCTTCGCCCTTGCCTGTTGGGCTTGGCGCTCTGTTGCCGTCGAGCCTTCATGCCTTTCAGCCCAATAAGCGTCAAGGTCACTTACAGGTGCGGGGGCCGCGACAACTGGAGCTTTTGGGGCTGGAGCCCCACCTTCGTGTTTTTCTTTCCAGTAGTCGTCGAGAGCTGACATTATTCGGACTCCTCGAATTTAATGCGACCTTTTGCCTTTAGAAAATCATTCCAATCTTCCATCACCTTATTCGCAACATAACCTCTTTCACGGTCAGTGCGGTAATGTTTTGTGTAACGATTGAAGTGTTCTTGGCGCTGCAAGGCTGTGTCGTTGATCTTCTCCATATAATTCAACATGCGCTTAATACCGCCGGGAGAAGATGAGAGGCCCGGAAAGAGATCCATAAATTTCATGACCTCTTGCTGGGTCACTTTGTTTGAAGGGCCAACCGCAGTTCGAAGTCCAGCAATTGCCGTAACCGCCGCTAACTTTTCAAAGGCTTCTGCCGCGCCAACCCATTCTTTCGGATCGTTTGAGCCTGTTACGACTTTTGCAACTTTGTCTAATGAGCTTTTTGCCCACTTACCCAATTTTCCTTCTGGGGAGTTAGGATCAGAATTTCCGACAAGATTTTCGGCGTCAAGCAATAATTTGCCCGCAGCTTTACGCATGGGTGCTGTCGGACCTGTGCCTGACTGCCCAAGACCTTCAATGTCTTTCAACAAACTTTTTGTTTCGGTTATAGCTTGTTGACTTGCCGCCGCACCTGCCGCAGCTTCACCGATTTCTTTACCGAGCGCTGCGTAATCCCCTTCACCTTTTTGGAAGGCAACTTCGCGCTGCGCTGCAACTGGAGCTTCTTGAAGGTATTTGTATTGGGTGGCAGGAGCCCCAGAGGGTTGAGGCCCCTGCCGAGCCACGCCAGCAGCGGGAGGAGCCGACCCGCCCTGCGCAGCATTCATTGGTTCTCCCATAAGATCGGCAGCACCTTCTGGCAGCGCACCTTGAACCTTGTAGGCTGGAACCTTTATTTTCTGACCGTATGTTGGGGAGTCAGGGTTGTCGTCAAAGGTTTCGATAGGAGCGGTAAGCTGCCCCAATGTCAGACCTGCAGCCTTGATACCTTCAATCCCTCTTGGCGCTGACATCGCAAAAGTGCGCGCAAAGTCATCAAACTTCTGCCCGCCGTCAATCGCTTTTGTCATCTGGATCAATGCTTGTTGCGATTGCGGGCCTCGCTCTAAAGTTCCAGCTGCAATTTGTTGGGCCACAAAATCCGCCGCAGCTTGCTTATCAGCCTCCGGGCCTTTCAAACCCTTCCGCACTTTTTCTTGGTAAATAGAAGATATAATCCCAGCATTTGTATCTAACTTTTTCTCAGCATTCATTAACTGTTGGCCAAGAATTTGTTCATGCACATGCTGATTGTTAAGCATGAGCGTCATAACTTCGCCCATGATCGGGCGGATTTCTGGAACAGTAGAGGCATGAACTAGGAATTCTTCGTTGTTAAGATCGCCAGTTTCTGGGTTCACATGTTGTTGCATCAACTGGCCGAGCGCCTGCTTTGCAACAAATTGTTGTTGTTGAATAGCTGCTGCTTGTTCTGCACGGCGAGTTTCAGCATTCCGCAAAGCAATGCCTTGCATCTGCGACATCATTTCCAAAGGATTACTTTCTGTAAACCTTGGGCCTTCTGGAGCTTGTGGGTATGGAATTTCGCCAGCCATCTGAGGCTCCTTATTGTAATCCGCCGGTATAGTTTAAAGCGTTTGTAGAGGTTTGATAGCCCCTTGAAGGGAATGGACTTGTGTTGCCAGTAGCAAAATTCCACAAATCTGCTGGGCCGGAAGGACTGACATTCCCGCCGCCCATGACACCTTGTCCAGCCAACTGCGCCATTATTGGGAGAGATGCGGTAGAACTTAGGCCAGATGCAATCCCACCATAAAGCGCATTTGTTCCTTGGGCCTGTGCATTTGCTGCACCCATCACACCTTGACCAAGTGCCGTGCCTGCACCCATCATCGCATTTCCAGTCAACTGGCCAGTTTGTAAAGCCGCTTGCCCCAACTGCCCTGCCGCCTGTGCGCCCAGCTGTGAAGGCTGGAATAGCATGTTATAGGCTTGAAGGTTTTGGTTCATATAGTTTTGGAGTTGTTGCTGGAATGTTTGTGACGCAAGACCTGTTGCTGTCGTGCCGATTTGCTGCACAAGATTGCCGGATGTGCCAAGGCCTTTTGCTGCACCAGAATTTGCCATGCTTCCAAGGGCCTGTGTTTTCGCCCATTGATAGCCCGGAGTGCTTTCAAGCTGCGCTTGGGTAGGCTGGAAGGTAGACATAAGCGTATCGCCGCCCCCGCCGATACCTGCAGTTTTTGCAGCATTCCCTGTCAAATAACTTTGCAGGGTGTTCATGGAAGTTTGGCCAGCTTGAACGTAAGGGTTCAAGGCCGCTTTTGCTTGATTAAAATACTGGGCGTAATTTTGTTGAGCTTGGCCTGCGGCAAGGGCTTGCCAAAGAGCTGCGTTTTGCGCACCACCTGCTTGAATGGAAGAAGCCTGTTGGCCGCCAAATCCTTTAAGGAGATTTCCGGCCAAGGTCCCGCCACCCATAATCAGGGATAGACTTAAAGGGTCCATATTAATCTCCTAAATGTCAAATCCGGCCTACACATCATAATACTTAACTCCCCGAAGGGATAGGGGTTTCGGGAGAAGTTGTTGGAGCAACAGGCTGAATAACTATCGGAATAGCAATGGGTTTTGGCTGAGCCGCAGCAATTTCTTCTGGGGTCTTCGGCACGATAGTCAAGGTCGTCAAATCAACCTTAAAACTTTTATAATCGAACTTACGCTCGACTTCGATAATATTTTCACCCGCAGCCTTCCGCTGTTCAAAAAACATTGCATGTTCATGGGTGAAGGAGTCGATGTTCCCTTGGTCATCATAGTGAATAAACATTTTATTAGTCATCTTGAAAGCTCCCAAGCCAACACGCTAACCGGCCCGCCTACATTTGTAGAACAAGTTATGGCCAAAGCAGTGTCGGTATTTTGAACTGTATAATTGGTCTGAATTGTTCGAGGATAAACCGCGACAGTCGTTACAGGGGCATAGCTAAAAATTTGGTTAGTATTTGGGCCCCCAAAAATAGAAGCTGCATACAAAGGATTAGCTCCCGGAGCCAAACCCATCGCTGTAAAGTAAATACCCGGAATTGTGCCGGAGTCGATGGGTGTTCCGTTGACAGAAATTGTGATGGTGCCGGAACTTGTTGCAGCCGTTCCATCATACGTTCCAAGAATACAGACAATCGAGTTCTGCACTGGCACAAGATTGATCGTCGCAGAAGAACCACTCGACGACTGCCCGCCAGCATACGAAACAGAATTTAATGCGATGTTTTGAGTCGTAACCGCCCCAATACTGATATGCTGAGTAACGATTGAATTGGCATAAATTTTATCAGTGACAATCGCGCCAGCTGCAATCAAATTTGACGTGATAGAATTGGCCAAAATCTTTGAAGTTGTGATTGAACTGTCGGAAATTTTTGTCTCAGTAATAACATTATCTGGAAGTTTGTCAGTTGTTACCGATCCATTAGCGAGTTTTGTGGTAAGAACCGCGCCGTCAGCAAGATCATAAGACGTGATGTTTCCGGGCGTAGCCAAAGCAGCCATTAACAATTGGAATTGCCGTGTCGGCTTTCCATTTTCATCAATTAGCTGTGTTGTAGAGTTTGGAACGCTTTTTAAAATTGGCACGTTATGTCTCCATCTTCTCAACTTGTATCCACGCGCCGTTCAAGGCTGCTGGACAAGGAGCAGTCCAAGACAATTCAAACACACGATCTCTCGCAAATCCCAGTCTGCTCCAAGAGGGAACTGCACGATATTCGCCAGATTTACCTAACGATTGTTGTAAGCCATTTCCAAAACTTACCCCACGATCATTGCTCCAGCAAAGGGTGATTTGGGGGTTTTCGGAAGGATCAAGGTCTGTGCCGACCTCAATGTCAGCCATAAAGTTTGTATAGCTTACGCGATCTCCGTCAGACACAAGATGTGGGAAGGAGCGAATACGTAAAATCGGGTTTCCGTTGTCTGTGTAATTGTTGAGGTCAAAAGTATAGAGTTTTCCGTTTTGCCAATCGCCAACAATTGTGCGGTTATAGGCTTGGGCAACGCAGTTAGCACGATGTCTTACAAGATTTCCGTTATCATCCAGATACCCTCTCTCATGCCAGAGTTGGGTTGACAGATCATAACACCACGTCGCATTCGCAGATGGAAAGCTCAACATATAGAAAATATGTGAACCTTGCTGATAGCAGAACCCGATAGCATCAGAAATCTTATCATATTTTCCGATAGCATCTGCAATGGCGGGGGTGGAAATAATGTCAGCTTTATAGGCCGTGCCTTGCATAATAAGAGCTTGACCATTGTTGTCTTCCGAAAGCCAGAATATATTCAAGCCCCATTTTGCTAGGGAGCGCAAAGCCGCAATTCCGTGCTGCAAGAACACACCGGGAATGGGTGCAAACGGAAACGGATATGACCCCACATTCGTCCAGACTTCTGTGGTCCGATTGCCAAAACTCCAGATTTCCTTATGAACAACATCGATGATTTGGAGTTGATCAGCATCTCCAGACATCGTAGCAACACCAAGGTCGGGATAAGTCGTCTCGTTGGAATTGCTAGATTGAATGTTGGCGTTTTCTGTAGAAGAAATTAAGAACGTGTCAATGTAGCGAATTTGATTTCCGCCAACAAAATTGGTCGGATTAAAAACATTGAACTCAAGCGATGTAAGATTAACACTCCATCCCTGCGTCGAGCCATCTAAAATAATAAGCGAGAACTTATTATCATACATACTTACAAGACCAGATTGAGAAGTGATGCTGCCTAATTGTTGCAGCACAAAATTATCTGGCACGTAGTAAACAATGTTCCCGATGACCGCAAAAAGCAGCCCGTTGGACGCTGTGTAAAGCTGACGCACCTCAGCCACAATTCCTTGCGCGAGAAGCGTCAGCCCCGGAGTGCAGTAGTGCGTGTAAGGAACTTCAGCATCCTTCGTGTTCTGTTCTGGATACAGATTGATGCACCTCTGCGCGTTCGCTATGACCGAGCGCGCAGTATATGCACCTTGAACAAGTTGGATCTGAGGCACTTACGCGCTCCTTACGATGCTGCTAAGACGTTAGCAATCCAAACGCCGTTATCTACTGCGAGGAAAAGCACACGTTTTGCTGCAGCGTATGAAACGCCAGTTGCACCAGCCGTGCCGTTGATCGTGTCAGAAGCATTTGCAAAAACCTGCACAGCATCTGCACTATCTGCGTTCAGCAAGTAGACAACACTACCAGCAACTGCACTTGGAAGAACGACGCTATCTGCTGCAGTTGCAACAGTTGTAACTACATTCAAGCCAAGAACAAGAACTGGAGTGGAAGAAGAACGACCGCCGCCAGCTAAAGCTGTGATGCCGTAGTTTGTCTGCCATTGTGGAGTAGCAATAATGTTTTCAAGAGTAAATCCGTCTTGAAGCGCGTAACCAGTGGGAAGACGATCAGGTATAGCCATTTGAGTTACCTCGTTTGGTCGCTATAAATGTTGTAGACACTCGGACGGACCAGATTATCCGGCATCACAAGGCTAGGTATTTGTGCATTCGCAGAACGGATCGTCTGGAGCGCATCTGCCGCCAGCCCTTCATATGTCGGATCTGGTGGAAGGCGGTATGCAGCGCGGGTTCGAACTACAAGATTGTAGTGGATCGCTGCAAGGTATTCGGGCGGAAATATGAAAGGGCTTGTTAGATTGTTGAATTCCGTCAACACATCTTTGAGCAAGATATGGACTTCGTAGAGGTTTGCTTGTGGGATCGGCCAAGGGTAAATGCGCCCCAAAGGCCAAGCGGAGTCATAAAATATGCACTGAGAAAACGACACTAATTGCTTGAGCGTAATCCTCGCATAATCCTCCATTGAGAAAAGGATCTGGAGCGGATAGTCCACCGCCTGTGTGCCGCTTCCGCCCGCCAGCATTCTAAAAAACGCGCTTTCGAGTTTGTCCGGGCGCGCTGCTACATTGATGTCACCACCGGGGCCGACCGTATAGCTTTGGGCCCCAGTTGACACCACACTCTTGTCCACAAGGTGCCAGACCAACCAGCGTTTCATCCGCCATTGAGCGATCATCATATTCAATCGCGTCAAGGCGTCATTGACATCTTCAGCAAGAAGCGTCTGACCAACACCCAGAACACCTGCGTCTTTATACGCAAGATTGATAATATCGAGCGCCGTGAATGTCGCCCCGCCGAAAGGTGTCGGGTAGATCGGGTCAATAGGCTGGACAGAGCAAGAGGCATTGCCGCCGGGGAGGGTGTCGGCAAGGGCAAAAAGTGAAACCAACTGGGCCGATGTCCAGCCAAAAGTCGTCTGGGCTAAAAGCGCCAATTGATCTGTGATCGAAATACAAACTGCAGAATTAAACTGTATCCAAAGCGCGTCGTTTTTGTTCGCGGTCACAGCCTGCGAAAGCAATTCCACATTGGCTTGAATGGCAATGGCCGCAAAGAACTGCTGCCTTGAAACCGTGGCCACAGTTGCTGGCACAACCGCCGCCCCACAAGCCACATCTCCACCCGGAAGTGTCGCCGCAAGGGTGAAAAGCGAGTCAAGTTGGAGCTGCGTCCAGTTGAACGTGGTTCGAACTAAAAGAGCAATATCATCCGTGGACGTAATGCAGGTCGCGGAATTAAACTGGTTCCACGCGGTCGTATTTGGATTGGCCAAAACAGCTTGCGAAAATGTTTCCAAATTCGCCATCGCCGCTATTGCGGAGAAGAATTGCTCGCGTGATACGGTTGCGGTCATCAGTTATAATCCCACTCGTAAGTGCCTGCCCGCGCATTCGTGCAAAGAACTACTCGATAAGAAGTGCCGCCGCTGCTTGCAGCCGTGCCTGTTGCACCACCTGCATATGTCGCCCCATCATTTATCACATCAATCGTTCCAGCAGTTCCAACTGCGCAAGCTGCAAGGGAAGCAAAAGTCGTAGGAGTAATGCGAACTGATAAGGCTGAAAAAGGAAATGCAGTTTGGACACTACCAGTTCCTTTAGCACTTAAATTTAATGTGATGTTGGTATCACTTCCTGCTACTGTATAAGTAACAGGATTACCTGCACTAGCATCAAGCACTACCGGAAAATTTGCTTTGTTATTAACGGTATTACGCTGCACGTTTAAAGTAGGGGGAGCACCAGTCATGGAAATCCATGAATTATAACCGCCAACCAATTGCGGCTGTGTAGCAAACCACACAGAATTTGTCGTTCCCAAATCCTTAGAGCAGCCTGCACCTGAATTGCTAATATTAAAGTTCCAACAACGCAGTGCGTTGATCCGTAGATTGCTACCCGTCGAGCCTGACGCCATCTCAACGATTTCGGTATCATACCAAGTTCCGTTAAGCGCATCAATGGTCCAGCTTGTAGCATTCCCTCGCACAATTATACCTCGACCCCCAACGATACCAGTGCCGGGGGCTGTAAAAGGCTGCGAGTCAGGCTCCAAAGAGTCGATATGACCTTGAACATTGTTTCCAACACTATCAATGCAATATTTTGTCAAATCACATGTAATCGCCCCACCCGCAAACTTAGACGTTACGCCAGATGCAGATGATCCAAATTCAAAACCTGTCAAAGAGGCAAGCGTAAAGATTTTATCCACAAAAGGTGTGTCTACTCTATAAAACACAAAGGCTTTCAAATTTGCTTGTTGATAGGACATAATATTTGATTCGGCTGACCAAAATGGCCATAGGTGAATGTTCGTAATTCTTGGCGAGTCATACGCGGTGTCCAGCGTCAAAAAGTTATTAAACACCTGACCATAAATATTATCCAAATAAAGACGCCCAGCATTTATCGCGTCCATAAATTGAGTAACACCCCAGACCATTATGTTTTCAAAACGAATGTCGCTTGTTTGAACATTAAAAAAAGCCGGATATGCAGTTGGCGTCCATCCGACAATCGGATTAGGTTGGGCTTGCTTGATTGTTAAATTTTTGACTGTCGTGCCCCGAGCGCCATTTCCAGAAATTGTGAATGGATTTCCCGTAGCGTTTTGAACATAAAGAACAGTTCCAGAAGCAGCGGTAGTCTGCCATCCAGTTCCCTCCAACTGCACCATGTTTGTAATTGAGATGTTACATGCGACAGACGCTGTGCCTAAGTTCACAACGCGGGGAGGCAGACGGATAACTGCGCCGGTATTTGCTGCAATAGCTTTTGTCAGCGCAGAACAGTCTGATGTATCAGTTGCCGCTTTATAATCATCCATATCAATGTAACGATATAATTTTGCACTAACTGTTTGAGCTACCGCACCCGTCCCTGCCTGGGTAAATGACAAATTGCTTGAAGGAATGCTCCAAACACCCGCAGAACTTACAGTTCCTAAATTATACCAGTTCCCTTGGATATTCGCTCCAAAATTGTAAGGCGAACCAGACGGCAAGGTAAATCCCCAAGTCATCTGGTTATAGGTTTGAGCGCAGGCACCATTTACCCACAACAATGCAACCAGCAAAGTTAAAAAGTTTTTGATACCTGCAGTCATTTTTAAGCGTCCTTCTTCAAAGAAGACACAGAAGTATTTGATGAAGGTTTAGGCTTTGCAGACTCAACAAGTTCCTTCTGTGCCTTCAACTCTGCAAGCTGAGTTTTTGCAAGTTCTA